GAGCGGATCGGCGCTTGGAATCCGGTGCTCCTCGACGCGCGCAGGAAGGCCTAGCGCGCGCGCGGGTCGTAGCGGTCGCGCAGGCCGTCCGAGAAGAGCTGCAGCGCGAGCGCGGTCGCGCCGAGCTGTAGTGCAGCAAATTAAATGTCCTTCGCAGCTTTTCGCCTGCTCGGTTGCCGGAAGAAGTGGAGGTGGTCGAAAGTTTGCGCCCTGGACGGCTCGACCATTCCGGATGCGCCGGAATTAAACCCAAAATGGCGAGCCGGGACGCAACGAGTCGAAACGTCAAATTAAATGTCACTCGACCCTTTTTGCGTCAAATTATTTGTCACGCTTATATAGTGATAACCGCAAGCCCTCGGGCCTGAGAAACGCAAGGGCTTGCGGAGGAGTGATCCGCTATGAGTCTACCGAAAATCAACCAGGTTGCAACCGGAATCTTGGAGGCCATCGAGGAGGCGAAGCTTGAGCCGAAGGTGCTTAACTGGCCGATCCTCTTACTCATAGATGGCGTTTGGGTGAGGGGCTGCCTAGATCTGGATGTGCCCACTCAGGATACCGAGCTGCTCGGGATCGTTGACGGGGAGATATTGACCTCCCCTCCCCAGCACTTCGATTTCCTGAGCGTCAACCTCTTTGATGTGAAGGCGTACGCCCGACAGACGGGTGAGTTCGGCGAGGGCGGTGAGTCCGAGCGTGCCTAGAGAGTTGCGCTATAGAGACGTCAAGCCCCTTTGAGCCTAAGGCAACGATAATGTCAGCGTAGGACACGCCCGAATCTAGCTGCTGGTCGACCTCTTGGCGCAACGCAGATTGGCAGATTTGGCACCTCGGTCCAGTGGCCATGCTGCCATTATAATGCGGGGATGATTCAGGGCGTGCCGGTCAAGCGCCTCTAAAAAGAACTCGACTTACGAGACTTTTCGAGGCCTCCAAAAACACCAAAAGAAGAGCCCGAAAACTGCCCGGGCCGCATAAAAGTCGAAGACGCCGGACTGGCAGATCCAGCGCCTTCAGCGTTGCCCGTTCGTAGGACGGTTGCTTCGTAACGACTAACGGCAGCTTACACCGCCCCAGGGCGCACGTCAACGCCACCCGACGTATTGGTGGCGCTGCCTCGACACACACATATATATTATATATAAGGTAAGGTCACGCAGCTTGTGAATGATGGGGAAGTTGATGCTCGTCGGCGGGCGGCTTGTCGTCGTGGATGATGCGAACCACGCGGCCCACGATCTCCTCGACCTGCTCCATCGGGATCGCACTTGGAGTTCCGTTCGTGTGGTCGACGTTGCGCGACTGCAAGAAGCGGCCAAACCTGTCATCTTTTAGGACCTTACAAACGTAGCCGTTATCAACCAATCGCGCCACCACGGTTGCGGTGTTATAGCCCTTATCTTTACGGTCGACCAGCACTGTGTCCCCGTCGTAGATGGGATGCTTGCCAGCTTGCATAGAGTCGCCGCGGATCTTGAAGGCGACAAGGTCTTTGCCTCTGGCGAAGTTCTCGTCGATCCACACCTGCTCGTCAAGAACCTCTTCCTCTTGGTCTGGGCCCGCACCGCACCATCCGGCGGTGAGGATTCGTAGCCGCCTCACGGGTGGTTGTTGCGCAAAGTTAGATGCAAGCGACGCGCCAGGAGCGTCAGGTTCGATTTCGTAAACCAGTTCATGTAAAGGGACATCGAGCGCCTCTGACAACTTAACAAGCGTGTCGATGGAAGGCTTGATCCAGTTGCCATATTGCGAAACGCGGCCCTGAACCAAGCCATAGACGGTTGTCGCCCCGATGCCGGAATAGTCCGCGAACTCTTCAAGCTTTCGCATCCCAAGTTCGCGCATACGGGCGGCGATGCGTCGGTTAAAGGGCCCGTTGAAATCTTCGAGTGACTTCCTTCTCTTTGGTGCCATGACTCCTCCTGACTCAGCCCACGGCATTTCCGGCGCCGATCTCTGAATGGCGTACCTCTATGACTCTCCCCACGATTTCCTCTACCTGATCAGCTGGAATATAAGGAGGTGTCCCATTCGTGTAGTTCGGGTTTTGGCTGACAAGGTGCTTGCCGAATCTATCGTCCTTGAGTAGCTTGCAGACATAGCCTCCCCCATCGAGCCGTGCAACCACCGTCGCCCCATCGAAGCCCTTGTCCTTTTTGTTGACGAGAACTAAATCCCCATCGAAAATTGGCCGCGGCCCACCCTCCATACTGTCTCCGCGGATACGGAACGCCACTAAGTCCTTACCCCGAGCAAACCGCTCCTCAACCCATATATGCTCGCCGTCAATTTCCTCGTACTCATCAGGACCTGCCCCTATCCACCCAGCGGTCTTGATCGGGACAGGCTGCATGATGGGGAGATCGCGTGGGATCTCGTCAGCTCCAGGTGCATCTGGATCCAGCATGTAAACCAACTGGTGTAGGGGACGGTCAAGTCCCTTGGCCAGCAGTACCAGGGTGTCGAAGCTGGGCTTGATCGGTGTGCCAACCTGCGACACGCGCCCTCTTACCAAGGCGTAGAGAGTGGCGCGACCCATACCGATGTGGTCAGCAAACTCCTCCAGCCGCTCGATCCCCAACTCCTTCATTCGTTTCGCGATCAAGTTATTAAAAGGGCCTTTTGGTGGAAGGGGTTTTCGCGCGGGCGTCATGCTGATACCTCCATCGCTTGACTATTCACAAATGTAGATTATAATCGGTCTACATATGTAAAGAAAGGAGGAGGGCACAATGAATCCCGAACGACTCAAAAACCGCATAGGGGAGCTCGGTCTAACGCAGGCTGAAGTCGCCCGGCGCGCAAAAATCAGCCCTGGCTACGTCCACTTGCTAGTCAGGGGCGAGCGAGGTAGGAGGATAGGGGCCGAGGTTTTAACGCGGCTCAGCAAAGCGTTGGACGTCGAGCCAGATTTTTTTTGCACGACTAGTCCACATGTGAAGAAAGAGGTAGTCGGTGGCTAGTCTACATAGGAGAGATCGGCATCATGCCCTGGTTTAGCGATAGACGAGGGGTAGAACTCCTAACAGTTGAGGAATGCCAAGAGGTTTTTGGGAAATCTAGGCGATCCATCAACGCCGCTATGCGCCGACACGGCGTCTATACCGAGCACCATTTGATCAAGCACAAGGAGGGACGAGGGGCAAGCAAGAGAGCATTTATCGACCCCCTTACTCTCCAAGCGATAACTGGTTGGGAGATTGTGAACAACTGGCACAAGCATTGCACAGTGCCTCAGGGCAGTGTGCAACTTTTGGATGAAGCAAAGGGGGCACTGTGCAATAGCTCAAAATCTTCGACAGGTACGCAAAAACCCACAACCTCACGATTTGAAAAGGGAGGGGGCACTGTGCAACTGGTTGAGGGCACTGTGCAAGAGGGTAATTGCACAGTGCCCCTCAAAGCAGCCATGGGATGGGAGTCCAATACCAATGACAGGTTGCCCCACGAAACCCCTTCCCCTACCCACATCATCCCCAACCTCGCCCAGGTCCCCTCGGAAGAGCTGACCAAGGCACAACGCCGCGCCCGAGCGCTCTTACCGCTGGCAGAGCTATCGACCGCCGAGCGCCTCGCACGCTTCCGGGAACTGGCCGCCTCCGGCGAATTGGGCGTGCGGAGCGTGCGCAGCGTGCGACGCCTGTACGACCAGCTCATCAAAGGACGTGAGGTCAAAGGGCAGCCCAGGGCCGGGCCGCTCGCGCTGGTGCGCCCACACCGCGCCGACAAGGGCAAGCCACGCATCCCGGAAGAGCTTTTCAAGCTCGTCGTGATGCTCTGGCTGATGCATCCCAACGCCGCCGCACCCAAGCTCTTGCGGATCGTCGAACTCAACGATCCCGCGCTGCTGTCCTACCGCAAGCGCAAGACGCACCGGCTGTCGGCCTCGACCATCCGGCGAACCCGCCGGTGGATGGAGCGAGTGCCGGAGTTGCGGTACGCGCTGATGAACGCCGATGAGCGGCACGAGTTCCACCGCATCTGGGCGGGAGAAGTGCTCACCGAGCGGGCATGCGAGCTGTGGATGGCGGACATGACGCGCTGCGACGTGTTCGTTTTCGACCCGAACGAACCCGAGCCGAGCATGTACCGGCTGCGCATTCACGCCATCATCGATGTCTACTCGGGGGCCGTCCCAGCGTTCGTCTTCAGCCGTCAGGAGGACCAGTCGGCTACCGACCGGATGCTCTTCTTGGCCGTGCACGAGAAGCCTGGCGTCTGGGCGGAACACTGGCCCGTCTACGGCCGCCCCGAGACGCTCTATTGGGATAACGGCAGGGTCTACCGCAGCAAGAAGAGCGAGCAGGTTTGCGCCGACTTGGGCATCCGCCTCATCAACAGCCGTCCTTACGTGAGCCACAGCCGCGGGAACATCGAGCGGCTGTTCGCCACCTTCCACCAGACCCATGAAAAGCTGCTGCCGGGCTACGCGGGCAAGGACGCGACCGACAAGAGCGGCAAAGAGCTAGACCGCCTCTGGAAGAACACCCTCAAGTGGTTGGAGCGCGGCGGCCCCGACCCCTACCCTGAGAGGTTGCTCACCGAGGACGAATACAAGCGCAAGGCGCTCGTGTGGCTGGTAACCGAGTATCACCGGACGCTGCACCTGGGCAAGACGCCCGTCGAGCACTACCTGGAGACCGCGCCCGTCAGCGCTCGCGCGGTCGTGTCGTTCGACGAGCTGATGACGCTCTTCAGCAATCGCGAGGTGCGCACCGTCGAGGGGAACGGCTGGGTTCGCTGGCGCAACCGCAAGTGGGCGCTCTCGGACGCGAGCCTCGTCAAGTACCAACGGCAGAAGATCGTCATCCTCGCCAACGAACTCGTGCCCGGCGCCGAGCAGATCAAAGCGGCGCTGGAGTTACCGGACGGGAATCTGGCGATCCTGGGCGACCTGGTGCCCTACGGCGGCTCCGCGCTCGACGAGGCGAACCGCGCCTACCGGCAGGCGGCGAAGGGCGTCCTGAGCGACCTGGCGGCTCGCGCCGAGGACGTGCTGGAGACGTGGATCGATCCGGAGTGGCGGCACGACCGGGTGCAAGAGCGGGCCTTCGGGCTCTCGCCCGAACCGCTCGTCATCGAGCCCGCCCCTCGCGCCACCCTGGCGGCGCTCAACCCCGAGGAGCGGCGGGCGAAACAGCTCGAAGAGGACCGCAAGGCGCTCGAAGCCGAAGGACTCAAGCTCGACTGGGACGTCGACATTCCCAGCGAGAGGAGGAGGGAATAAATGCAAGACGCCACCAGACAGCTCACCCCCCGCGACATCGACGCCCTGCTGGCGGAGAGCATCGAGACGTCGCTCCTCGAGGAGGCGCCGGAGGACTTCCTCTACACCACCGCCACCCGGACGATCATCTCGCGCCTCGACGCCGCCAGGCGCAACCGCTACCCGTTCGTGCTGGTATCCGGCCCGGCGGGTAGCGGCAAAAGCATGACGGTGCGCGAGTACGCGAGGGACAAGGAAGTCGGTTACATCCGCTGCTATCCGGACTTCGGCCCCAGCGAGCTTTTGCAAGAGATCATCGCCCACCTCTCGCTCAACGAGACGAAAAGCTACCGCCTCAAGCTCTCGGTGGTCGCGACCGCGCTGCGGCAGCGCTACCGGATGATCGCGCTGGACGAAGCGCAGCTGATGAACCGCAAGGCGCTCGAAGCCGCCAAGTACTTGGCGGACGAGGCGGGCTGCACCTTCGTGCTGATCATGACCGACGAGTTCGTCGACCGGCTGCGCAACTGGCGCGATATCGACAGCCGCACCGGCGTGGCCGCCACCATCGGCCCGGTGAGCCTCGACGAGTTCCGCGTGCTCTACAGCGATTCGGGCTTCGGCGAGGTCACGCTCGACGAGATCCACACCATCACCGGCGGCGTGATGCGCGACGTGGCCCGGCTGATCCGGCTGATCGACGAATTCTGCGAGATCAACGCCCCGCGCGGGCTCACGCGCGGCCTGCTCGCGCCCAGGCACGTGCGGATCGTCGCGGAGAAGCTCAACCTCCGAGGGGGGCGCTGATGGCGCGGAGACGGCCGGGCGGCATGAAGGCGAAGCGCTTCTTCGACTTCGAGGGCGAGAAGATCCCGCTCGCCAAGGACGAAGCGACCGAAATCTATGAGGAGCTGCCGGACGGCACCGTGAACAAGAAGCCGATGGCGGTGCTGCTCGGCTACACCGGCGACCTGCAGGAGGGAAAGGTCTTCGTTCGCGTCAAGGGCGGCGAGCGTCGCTTCTACTACGTGGTGCTGATCGAGGTCGAGATCCACGTGCACGAGGGCCTGGGCAAGTACGGCCAGGTGCGGCGGCGGATCCTGGCGACCGAAGTGGAAGGCGATGAAGACATCGGTGCGTACACCACCGTCGAGCTTGCGGAGGAGGAGGAGTCATGAAAACCGCCTTTACCGCCTGGTACATGCACAACGAATCAGGCACCAAAGAGGAGCTGCTTTCGGGTTTAAAGGCCGCCAAGCTGCAAGTGAGCGTCGAGCTGACGGACGCGCAGCGCATGACGCGGCAAGAGCAACAGGATTATCTCAACGGCATCATCGCGCGAGTAGCCGAGGTTCTCGAGAGCGAATTCAAGGCGCGCTTCGAGGCGCTTCCGATGCGCTCTCAGACGGGACAGGTGTGTGGATATGTCCGGCGCTGAGCAAGTGCGTGTAGGATTCGGTCAACACGAGAAACTCGACACCCGTCAGGACGAAGCGCCGGTTGAGCGTAGGGCCGTAGCGAAACCGAACCTCGAGGGTATGGCGGCCAACCGGAAAGTTGGCCATCCAGCACTGCCTTTCAAAGTCGACCGTCCAGATCGCCAGCTGCTCGAAGGGCCGCAGAACCTTGTCGAGCACGGGGCCGCTGCACTCGGGGGCGCCATGTCGCCCGAGGCCGGTGAACGCCAGCTCGTCATCGACCTGGACGTCGTCGAGGTAGGCGGCGTACTTACCGAGGTTGAGCAGCAAGCACTCGCCTCCCTGACCGATACCGACGATCACGTTGGGCGACAGCTCCAATGCGATTTGTCGCTCGGTTGCCTGAGCCATGCGGTTGGCATCCCTGCTGTGACGCCAGGAGGTCAGCGCCAACACGACGGTTGCCGTGGCCGTGACCAGCGAAATGAGGACGATCGCCCACTCAGCCACACGGCATCCTACCAAGCGACGGAGGCGCCATGACCGACGGCATCCTCATGCACAGCGTCGAGGTGCGGGTGCGCGTCCGCGTCGATCCCGCGCCTGCCCCGACGCGCCGGTCGCGCTCGTCGTCCGCGCAGGTGGTCGAGTGCGGGGCGAAACCCAGTAGGAGGCAGCCATGAGCTGGACCGAGTTCTCGCCCGAGGACCCCAAGCAAGGCCCTGCCTACCGCCGGGCGCTGTCGCTCGCATGCGAGCTGTACGCGCAACTCAAGGGGCAGCTGGAGGGGGTGGAGGCATGAACATGATCCGCCCTCCCCTGCCGCTCGACCGCACGCCCGAGGACGCGCTGCTGGCCGGGATCGGGAACGCCTGGCGGCGCGAGCTGCTGCGCTACTGCGCGGCGCCTCGCTCGCGTCGCGAGATCGAGCGCGAGTACCCGCTGGTCTCGTACACGCAGATCCGGCCGACGCTCGACGCCCTGGTCGAGGCGGGGTGGTTGCGTTTGCGTGGCGGCGCGTACCACCTCAACCTGGTGGCCGCCCTGCGCGTGGAGCATTGCGCAGCGCTGGCGTGCTTCGACTGGCTCACGATCGGGGAGAGCCGCGACAGCGAGATCGACCTGGCCGTCGCGGCGCTGAGGCGCCAAAGCTGCCGCGACGTGCTCGCCGCCCTGGACAACGGTTACGAGCGCAGCACGTTGGAGCTGATCGAACTGACCGGCTACACCCGCAAGCAGGTCTATCACGCCTGCCGCGCCTGGACGCGGCTCGGGCTGCTCGATGAGACGCCCGAGACCGGCAAGCGCGGCAACCGCTACCGGCGCATCAACGCGCCCGTGCTCGCCGCCTTGGGCGGCTATCTCTACAGCCTGCACCAGGCTGTGGGTAACGAAAACGAGGTGGCCGCGTGAGTCCCGAACTCGCCCTCGTGGTCCGCATGATCCTGATCTGGATCGCCGTCGAACTCATTGCCCTGCTGCACCGGAGACACCATGCTCGCACTCGCGCTCTACCTGGCCCTCGGTTACCTCACTGCGATCCTGGCCTTTTGGCTGGCCGCCCGCCGGCGCCCGCTGCCGGAGGGGAGCAGCCTGGCGTTTCCGATTTTGGTGTTGTGCTGGCCGCTGGTCGTCCTCGTATTAGCCCTAGGAGGGGCGGATGAAACGCGATGACAAACTGCTCGCCCGCATCGAGAGGCTGCTTGCAATCCCGCCGCTCATCGAACAACTCGGGCGCCAGCTCGTGGCGCTGCGTGCGGAGCGGCGCACGCAGGAGCGCAAGATCAAGGCTCGCGAGGCCGTAATCCGCAAGGAACTGCTAGACCTCGACCTCTACCAGCAGTGCAGCAACGCCGACGAGCGCAACGCCGTCTATCAGGACGCTTTGCACGCCGACCCCAACTGGGAAGCCCTACAAGAGCGCCTCGAGGACATCCTCATCGCCATCGACAAGGCGACTTACGAGCGCGACGCCCTCGACCACGAGCGTAAGGCGCTCAAGGCGGCCCTCGAAAGGGAGTACGCCGACATCATCAGCGAACTGCTTTCGGATCGGATGCTGGCGAACGCCGTGAGTCAGCACCGGGGGGTGGCGCGGGCATGACTAGCCTCCTCGACCGCATCCGCGAGAAGCGCCTTGCGCCTTTCGACCTGCTCATGTACGCCGAGACCGCCCGGCACCTGGGACACCCGGAGCTGGCCGAGCTTTGCGAGCTGGAATGCGAAGCGCAGCTCGCCGCCTTGGATGTCGCCCGGCGCCGCCGCGTGAACTGGAAAGGAGCCGCACGATGGGCAGCGTCAGTATCAATATCAGCATCCCGCTAAAGGGCCTATCGACGGAGCGCCTCGACGAGCTGCTGCGACTGGTAGCGGAGCTGGAGCTGCATACGGATGTCCAGAACAACAGGCGTATCTGCGCACGTGCGGGGTGCGGCCAACCGATCACGCGCTCGCGTACCGAATGCGACGCACAATACGAGCGCAAGCGCTACTGTTCGCGCAAGTGCGGCGCCATCGCCAAGCACGCCACTCAGCGGGCGGCGAGGGTGGCAGCGCTGCCTCTGCGCGTCTGCGAGCACTGCGGCAAAACATTAACCATCCGCCCCTCCGAGCCGCTGCACAAATTTAAGGCACGCCGATACTGCAACCGCTCATGCGACATGCGACACCGTCACGAGCTGCGCAAACAGCAGGCCGCGTCCAACTCAACCCTGCAGAGTCCCGTCGAATCCCGCGAATCCCGCCAGAAACGCAGTGGGGGACGCACGATCCGCAGCGTCGATCCCGCGGATCTGCAGCGGGCCATCGAGCGGCGACAGGCTGAGAAGCGCGACGACCTCCCCGACCCGCGCCCCGCGCATCTGCGCGAGGGATATAAGCCGCCAGGTGGCGTCGTGGTCGAGGCGGCGGTGTCGTGGGGTACGTGTGAGCGCTGCGGCGGCAAGCTCGGCCCGGACGGCTGCGGGGACTGCCAGCGCCGCGAGCGGTGGCTGGCCGGCCAGCGCAAGCAAGCGCAACGCATCAAAGGCGCCTACGAAGGAGGCCCTCGATGAAGTGCTCCGACATCCACATCGCCCTATCCACCCTGCGGCTGCGCTCCGGGCGCCCGTTCGAGCTGATCGACGACGAGGGACGGCGGACGCGAATCATGCACCTCGATGGCGACCGCTTCGAGCTGCGCATGCGCGGCGGGCGGATCGTCGAATACGACGCCGAGATGATGGCCGACATGCTCTTCTTCCTCGAGGGTCGCCTCACGCTGCGGGAGATCGGGATGGTCGAGTACGAGGTGAACCGTGAACTGGCCTGATGTCGTGTTCCTCTTCTTCGCGCTGGCCGCGCTGGTGGCCACCGTGATCGTGTCGAAGGAGCGTCGTGACTAAGCAACTCCCCCTGAAGTTCCCGACCGTCACCGCGCCACGCTGGGAGGACGACAAGGTCGAGTGGGCGTGCTGGTACCTGCGCGAGAACGGGCACATCTACAAGGAGTTCAGGCGCCGTGCAGACGAAGCCATGAAGGCCGACCCTCACGGGCCAATGAGCGCGGACGACATCCTGCACTCAATTCGTTGGGACACGCGACTCAAGGCGAAGGGGGACGTGTTCAAAATCAACGACCACGCTAGCGCCCTCTTTGCCCGGCTATACATCGAAGAGCGTCCCCACGCCCAGAAGAACTTTAGGTCGCGCAAGTCGTTCTTCGACATGCTGACCAATAACGAACGAGAACGTCTCATGCGGGCCTTTGAGCCGCTCAGGATCAACAAGCGGAGGTTCGTGTGACCGTGCTCGACGCGCCGCGCCTCAAGACCGCCACCAACCTCGAAAAGTGGCGGGCCGACTTTGTCCTATACGCCCTCTGGCGCGTTGCTCACGACCGCGACCACTGGCGGCACCTGCGCACCAAGCCGCTGCACCTCGTCGGCAACGGCAGCGGCCGGGGCGGCAGCCTGGGCGGCGCCGCATACTTGCGCGTCCGCGTCAAGGCGCTCCCGGCCCTGGGCATCGAAGCGCACGAGCTGCGGCTGTGGCGCGACGACTACGTGCGGGCGCTCAAGAACCTATCCAGCGACCAGCGGCACGAGCTGAAGTACCACCTCGCCAGGCCGCGCTACAGCAGCGTATTTCGGTTCCATCGCCGCGCGGGCCTCGTCCAGGCCAGCGACACGGTAGAGGCGGCGCTCGCCCAGGCCGCACTGAAAATCGCGGGGTGGGCGGAGGTGGTAGCATGATGGCAGTGGCCGAGAACCGCTCCCGGCGCGGCAAATGGGGCGGAGCACGACCTGGAGCAGGGCGAAAGGCGGAGCTGGCCGATCCTGCACACGTAGGAACCGCCATAGAACGTGAAGAGCTGGAACAGCTCGACGCCTTAGCCAGAGAGCGAAACCTGACCAGGGCACAGCTTCTCCGTGAGATCATATCGGGATACTTGAAAAGAATCACGTAATCAATTAAAGTTGGAGCATCACGAGAGGCCGAGACTGGTCAGGTTCCAGCCTCTCGTGAAATCCAACTTAGGAGTGGATCATGGCTAGGATAGCACACGATCCGGACCTAGACACCCTACAAGCCGCAGACGACCCCATCAAGCGCTTCGTGGAGAACCGCTTGAACCAGCTCATGGCGAGGCTCGATTTGCCCATCGAGCTGTCCGACGAGATTTGGGAAGTCTACACCCAGGGCATGCAGGACGGGAACCTGCGGATCGGAGATTTTAGATGAGCCACCTGACACACTTCGAGGGCAATGAACTGCTCGTAATTGAAGTCAACGGACGGCGGGCGTTCACCGCTGAAACAGTCGGCAAGGCGCTTGAGTATGAAAAGCCCGGCCCTTCAATAAACAACATCCATCGCCGCAACGACAAAGAGTTCGAGCAGGGCATCGACTGGGATTGGTTCAACGCTGAGCGGGGTCAAATTGACCCCGCTGAGAGGCATCAAATTGATGCACCTAAAAAATCCCGCTACAGCACGCGCATCTACTACCAAACCGGCGTCAACCTCATCGGCATGCTCTCCGACCAGCCCAAAGCCGCACTGTTCCGGCGCTGGGCCAAGCAGGTACTCGCCGCTCACCAGGCGCCCCACGAAGACCCGGAAGCCGCCACCCTCGAGGCCGTCACCAAGTCGCTCGGCTTCGAGCGGCGCTGCAAGATCTGCCGCAGCCCCCTGCGCGACGAGATCGACACTATGCTCGACGACCCCACCTTGCGCTACGAAGACATCATTGCCTTTGCCGCCGAGCGTGGCCTGGTCATCAGCCAGGCGGGCCTCTCCCGCCACCGTTCGCACCGCCTACCCGACGCCGCACCGATCAGCCTTGCCACCAAGCCGGAAGTGGGCATGGCCATCCTCTTCGCCAAACTGCTCGATGAGGTGCAGCGCCGCAAGCTCAACGCCCTGTCCGACCGAGAGCTGGTCAAGTACGCGCAGGCCGCAGGGCAAACGCTCCTCACCAGCCGCCGCTCCGGAACGCTAGCCCTCCCAATCGGCGGCGAACAGCATTAAGCCTTTATGAACCCACGGGTGAGCAACTTCACGACCAGGACTTGACATATCCCGTATTCAGCAGGGTAAATTAGGGTAGGCTCGTGACGAGTCTATAAGTCAACGACACTGTAGGCACGAGTTTTAACGCTCAAACCCACATTTTTGAGACGGCCGCTTCTGGTTCCAGGAGCGGCCACTTTCATTGGGCGCCGGGAGGCCACCATGCGTTACCTCGGCATGCAGATCAAAAGACTCGAGGAACCGCTGCACGGCTCCCGCGGCTTTCGGGTCGTGGCCACCGGCAAGGACTTCCCGACCATGCGCGACGCCAAGGCGTACGTCGCCTCCCTGGTCTTTCCTTACCGGCACGGCACCTTCTCCCACATTCGGCAGCCATGAGGGATCTCGAGCTGGAGATCCTGAAGGGGATCCTCCGGCAGTTGGAAGCCCAACGCGGCATCTCGAGCGAGGATCGGCAACTGGCCGAGCTACGGGCGCAAGTGCAGGCGTTAGAGCTGACCAGGCGCTTCAAGGACGCGCAAGCCAAGGTGACCTACAGCCGGGTCGTTTCTCTCGCGCTGGCCGCCATCGCGGGGTTGGTGCTGATCGTGGCGGCCTTGTTGGGCGTGGACGTGTCGGGGGTGTTTCGATGACACGACAGGAGTTCGTAGCCAAGGCGCTCGAGGCGGCGCGTAACGCCCGGAAACTCGGCGCTCCCATCAACGCCGAGGTGTGCGCCGCGATGGCCGCGCATGAGACCGGCTTTGGCTCCTCGAAGCTCACACAGTACAACAACCTGCTGGGCATCAAGGCGGGCTCGTCCTGGCGAGGGCCCACGGTGAACCTGGCGACCTTCGAGTACACGCCGGCCGGCAGTCGTTACGACACCCGCGCGAACTGGCGGGTGTACGGCTCGTGGATCGAGTGCTTCCGCGACTATGGCGACATCATCGACCGCCTGTGGTGGTTTCACGACGCTCGCGACGCCAAGGACGATCCCCTGGGGTTCCTGATCGGCCTCTTGCCGGTCTACAGCCCCGACGGTAAGGAGGTGGTCGAGCCGGGCCACGCGACGGACCCGAAGTACCAGAAGCACATTCTCGCCATCATGCGCGACTACGGGCTGATGGCCGAGAAAGCGCAGTCGATCCGGCTCGACCAAGCGGACGTCAATCCGGTCACGCGCGTTTTCTTAGCGCACATGGAACTCAGCTTCGAGGCGGTGGGGCTGGTTCCGCAGGAAGACGGGACCGCGAAGCTTTACATCCGCTAAACCCAGGAGGGGAATCATGAAAAGGCTAGTCGCTATCGTTCTCGGTCTGTGCGTGGCCATCGCGGCCGCGCAAGCCAACCCCGACCCGCTCGATCCGGCGAGCTGGTTCGAGAGCCAAGAAGCCGTCTTCGCCGTGGCGACGATCTTCGCCGCCTGGATCGTCAAGCTCACCACCGCGCTCGGCAAGGACTGGTTCAAGACCGACGGACTGGCAACCGTCTACCTCTCGGCTGGGCTTAGTCTCGCGATCGCCGGGGTCGGCGGCTACCTCGCGCTCGGGTACCTCTCCGGCGCCGGCGGGCTCGCCGGAGCGTTGCAGGCCGCCGCGATGGCGCTCCTCAGCTGGCTGGGTGCCAACGCCTCGGCCAAGTACGACCGCCAGGCGCACGCGGCGGCCGTTACGAGGGCCGAGCGAGCCAAGGCCAAGCTCTTTCCGCGATGAAGCGTGCGGTTTTCGTGCTGGTGCTGTGCCTGCTCGGCACGGCATCGGCACAAATCAGCTACGGCCTGCGCGTGGAGGCAAACCTCCCGCTTTCCGCCGAGCTCGTTGACTTCATCGCGGCGCCCGCCAGCTACACCCTCCGTCACGGCACCGTCCAGGCATTCCTCGAGGTCGACCGCTGGGGTCTGACCGCCAGCTTTCGGCAAGGCCATTGGGAGGCGGGCGTCTATTACGTCCTCGCGCTCCAGCAGGTCCTCGGCCAGCACCTCGAAGGCACCATAGGCGCCTACGGCGGCCTTCGCCGCGGCGAAGCGTATCTTCACGTTCGTTCGACCCTCTTCCTCTACGGCTCCATACCCAAGGGGGACACCGATGTTCCATAAGCGAGACCCCGAGCGCATCAAGATCCTGCGCGGCCAAATCCTCTCCATCATCCATATGGCCGCAGCCGGCGAAGCGCTCAACCCCGACGACCCCTACGGCATGAGCCGCGACGTGCTGGTGATGACGCTCGAGCAGTTGAGCTCCATGCCGAGCAACGAAGACCTCAACAATGCGGTTCGTTACCTCGAGGCCAAAGGGTACTTGCAGGTCGACTGGAGCCGGGACGGCACGGGCAGCTTCACCGCCGTGCGGTTAAGCGTGGCGGGCGTCGACCTGGTCGAGCGCACCACGAACGACCCGGCGGTCAAGTTCACCCTACGGCGGTAGCCATGACGGAGCTTGAACGCCGCCTCGCCGAACTGGAGGAGAAGGTGCTCGCGCAAGACGATCGCGCTGCCGGCATTCGCCACCAGCTCGCCGCGAACAACCTGAGCCTCGAGGTGACGCGCGAGGTGCTGAGCGAGCGGATCGACTCCGTGAGGGCGCTGGTCGAGACGCTGGCGAACAGGCCCCAGCCGGGGGTGCCGATCTGGGTCATCCTTGCACTCGCCATCCCGAACGGCGTGCTCGCCCTCTCGACACTGGTGCTCGTCTTGTACCTGGTCTTCGTGCGCTCCCTCTAGGAGGGCCTATGAACAGCCATTACGCGGCCTTCCAGATCACCGAGCGCCGCTGCAAGATCTGCACCTCGCCATTGCGAAGCGAGATCGACCGGTTCTTGCTCGGCGAGGCGCGTCGCGACGACGGCGGCCTCTACCGCCAGATCGACGTGATCGCCTGGGCAAGCCAGCGCGGGCTTGAGCTGTCGCCCGCCGGGCTCTCCCGGCACTACCACGGCCACGTGCAGCCGAGCGTGGCAGCTATGCTCGAGGTCGAGAGCCAGATGAAGGCCATCCAGGAGGCGACAGGCAAGAAGCTCTCGCTCCCGCGCGTGTTCGCGGGCGTGGTCCTGGGAAAGATGATGCGCTACTTGGACAACCTGAGTGACGAGCGCCTCGGTGAGGCCGACCCCATCAAGGCGTTGCGCATGGCCACTCAGGTGGCGCGGACGGCCATGCACATCGAGCGCGCCGAGTTCCTCCTCACCAAGGAGGAGGTCGCCGAGAAGATTACCGAGGGGCTTGCCGGGCGCGGCATGACGCAAGAGACGATCGACATGGTGCAGCGAGAGATCCTGGGGATGCGATGAGCGAGATCCAGCCTCCGACTCGCGATCCCGTCACGCGCTCATACTTCTTGCCCTACCAGGAGGCGTGGCTCAAAGACACCTCGCGCATGAAGATCGCCGAGAAGTCGCGGCGCATCGGCTGGACCTACGTGCAGGCATACGAGGACGTCCGCGACGCGGCTCGCGCCGAAGACAGCATGGACGTTTGGTTCACCTCGGCCGACGAGAGTGCCGCTCGCGAGTACATCCGCTACTGCGAGATGTGGGCGCAGGTTTTCAACCTCGCCGCCCGCGACCTGGGCGAGGTCGTGCTGAACAAGGACGACGACGTCAAGGCGCTGGTGATCGAGTTCGCCAACGGCAAGCGCATCCACGGCCTCAGCTCGAACCCGAAGGCGTTCAGAAGCAAGGGCGGCAAGGTGGTGATCGACGAGTTCGCCTTTCACGAGCAAGCCGACGAACTCTGGAAGGCCGCCGCGCCGGCCGTCACCTGGGGTTATCCCATTCGGGTCTTCAGCAGCCACAACGGCAAGGACACCCGCTTCTACCGCATGTGCGAGGAGGCGCAGCAGCCGGGCAGCCGCTGGAGTCACCACAAGGTCACCATCGAGGACGCCATCCGCGATGGGCTGATCGAGAAGATCCGTGGGCTGGACCGGCCTGCCACCCAGGACGAGGTCAACGACTTCCTGCAGGAGTGCCGCGAAATCTCCGGCGACGAAGAAACCTACGCGCAGGAGTACATGTGCGACCCGATGGACGGCAAGACCGCCTTCATCCCCTTCGCGCACATCGTCTTGTGCGAGAGCCCGCTCTGCCCGCAACCGCTCGTGGTGAACGGCAAGCGACTCGAGGAGATCCCGAGCGAGCTCTACGAGCCGGACTGGAGCTTCGAGCCGACGCCCAGCGGACTGTACTTCCTTGGCGTCGACATCGGGCGGCGAAAGGACCTTACCGTCATGTGGCTGCTCGAGTTCGTCGGCGACCTCTACTGGACGCGGTTCATCCTGGTCCTCGAGGCCATGCAGTTCCGCAAGCAATACAGGCACCTGGAGCGGTTCTTGCGCTTCACCCGCCGAGCCTGCATCGACCAGAACGGCATCGGCATGCAGCTTGCGGAAGACGCCCTCGAGGACTTCGGCGAGCACCGGGTAGAGCCGATCACCTTCAGCAACGCCAGCAAGGCCGCGATCGCCACGACGCTCAAGCCCGAGTTCGAGGACGCCAGGCTGCGCATCCCCAAGAACGCGCAGATCCGCCGGGCGATCCACAAGATCAAGCGCCTGCCCTTGCCCGGCGGCGGAACCCGCTTCGACGGCGAGCGTGACAAGGACGGCCACGCCGACGAGTTCTGGGCGCTCGGCCTGGCCCGCTACGCTGCCGACCACGTGCGCGGCCCGATCGAGGCGAAGGTCGTGCAAAAACGCCGGTTCAGCGACTGGAAAGGGGCGTGGTAATGATCCTCGACGCCTACGGACACCCGATCGCCTCGACGAAGCCGCCCAAGCGCAACCTGGCCGCCATTGCGGTACGCGACCGGTGGTATACCTATCCGGCGTCCGGCCTGACCCCCGAGCGGCTTGCCCGCATCCTCAAGGACGCGGATGCTGGCGACACCCTGCAGCAAGCCGAGCTGTTCGAGGAGATGGAAGAGCGCGATTGGCACTTGGCCAGCATCTTCCAGACGCGCAAGTCGGCGCTGCCCGGCCTCGAGTGGATCGTCGAGCCCTTCAGCGACGATCCTGCCGACAAGCGGATCGCCGACGCCTTCAGGGAGAACTGGGAGGCGCTCGACGAAGAGGATTTACTCCTGGAGCTCGCCGACGCCATCTCCAAGGGCGTGAGTTTCGTGGCGCTCGCGTGGCAGAGCCGCGCCGGGCGCTTTCACGTCACCGGCTTCGAGTACATCCACCAAAAGCACTGGCGTTATGATTATGACCTCAAGCGCTTCGTGCTCATCAGCGACGAGCACCCCATGGGCGAGGTGCCGCCTTTTGGCAGCGTGATCGAGCACCGCCACAAGACCCGATCCGGCGCCCCGACCCGAGCCGGAGTCATGCGCACCTGTGCGTGGCTCTATCTCTTCAAGAACTACACCGTCAAGGACTGGGTGGCGTTCGCCGAAGTGTACGGTCAGCCGATCCGCGTCGGCAAGTACGATCCCAACACCAGCAAGGAGGAGCGGGAAGCCCTGGAGCTGGCAGTGTCGATGATCGGCTCGGACGCCGCCGGCGTCATCAGCCGCGACACCGAGATCCAGATCATCGAAGCGCAAAAGCAGTCCTCCTCCGAGGTCTACGACCGCCTCATCGCCTTGTGCGAGTCCGGCCAGTCGCGAGCCGTGCTGGGGCAGACCCTGACCTCCTCCGAAGGCGAGCACGGCACCCAGGCGCTCGGCAAAGTCCACAATGAAGTGCGACAAGACCTCGTGCGGGCCGACGCCAGGGCGGTGGCCAAGACGCTCCGGCAGCAGCTCGTGCGGCCTTGGGTGATTTTCAACTTCGGCGCGGAGTACGAAGGCCGCGTGCCCTACGTGACGCCTCAAATCAGCGACCCCGAAGACCTCGAGGCCACCAGTCGCGTCATTGTCAACCTCACCAGCGCCGGCGCCAGCATCCCCCAGGCGTGGGTACGCGAGAAATTCGGTTATCCCGAGGCGAAAGCCGGCGAGCCCGTGCTCGGGCGTCACGATCCCCTCGCGCGCTTCGAGCACCGCGCTGCCCTCGAGTCGCCGAAGTCCGATCCGCAGGAGTGGGTCGACGCGCTCGCCCACGGTGCCACCAAAGCGGGCGCCGCCGCGCTGCAACGGCAGCTGGGCGCGATCATGGAGGCCGTGCGCCACGCCCGAGACCTCGAGGAGCTGCAAGACAGCATTGCCCGGCTGGTACCGGAGCTGAGTCAAAACGAGCTGCACGACGTGCTGGCCCGCGCCATCTTCGTTGCCGACCTGTTCGGCCGCAGTCAGGAGGTATGAGGTGCCTCCCGCCTTCGACGTCCTACCCGCACCCCTGCCCTTCGCGCAAGCGATCGAGGCGTTTGCAGGCCGCCTCCCTTTACGCCCGGAAGAGTATGCGGAGCTCGTCAGCGAAGCGAGAGCGCGGGCCTTCACCGTGGGCGGGGTGGCCAGCGACGACCTGCTCGCGGACGTGTACGCGGGCATCGAGCGAGCCCTCGCCGAGGGGACGACCTTCGAGGCGTTCACGCGAGACCTGGGCGAGCGCCTCGAGAAAGCGTGGGGTGGTGACGACCCCTGGCGCCTCTCGACCGTGTTTCAAACCAACGTGCAAAGCGCCTACCAGGCCGGGCACTACAAGCAGATGACCGACCCGGACGTGCTGGCCGCCAGGCCGATCTGGCGCTACGATGCCGTCAACGATGGGCGCACCCGACCCTCGCACCGGGCGCTGGACGGCATGACCGCCCCGGCGGACGATCCCATCTGGGACACCCACTTTCCACCGAATGGGTTCAACTGCCGCTGCGGCGTCATCACGCTGAGCCCCGAGCAGGTCGATGAGCGGGGCATCCGCATACTCTCGCGCGAGGAGACCGAGAGGCTGGCTCGTAACTTCCGCCCCGACAAGGGGTTCGAGATCAACCCCGGTAAGGTCTTCTGGGGCGACCAGCTCGCGCAGCGGGCGGTCGAGGCGGCCTCCAGCGGCACGTGGGAGCCCGCCGTGCGCGGCACGCCATCACGTCCCGCAGCGTACGGCCGACCCGAGCGAATTCCAACCTCGCCTCGCCCCACCGACCTACTGCCCACCATCCGGGAAGCAGGAGCAGCGCGGTTTAGACAGGCGCTGCAGGCGGCGTGGGGAGGCGAGTCGGCCACCGTCCAAGATCCCACCGGCCGGGGGGTGGTTCTCTCCAACGTACTGCTGAATCACGTACGGCCCGACGGACGCGAGCGCTTCTTGAGCCTGCTACCCGACGTGGTGCGGAACCCGTTCGAGATCTGGCTGGCCCCCATGAAGAACGCCGCGACCGGCCAAGTGGTGATGAGGCGCCGCTACATCAAGCTGTATGAGGGCGAGCGGCGTGACAACCCTGTGCTGCTCGTCGCTGACATGCAGCGGGGCGCATGGGTGGGCTGGACGATGATCGAGACGCGCGACATGCGCTACGTGCTGCAACAGCGGCAGGGAATCTTGCAGTGGCCGAATTGACACTCCCACGGCTAAAGCACGTGGGATTCTTGCTTCACAGCGCTGTGCCGACTGATTAGGGTCGGTCTTACCTGCGCTCCACAAGCGTTTAGCGTCTCGGCGTGCCCCGCCGCGACAAGCTGTTTAAGTCCTTCTACTTTGATGTTGTGCGCCGCATTCAGGTCGCGGTCTATCACCGCACCACAGGCACACGTCCAAACCCTATCAGCGAGTGTCAGGGCGTCGTTGATAGCGCCGCACTCCATGTGCAGCTTGGAACTTGGGAAAAACCTGTCTATGACTGCCAGGTGCTTTCGATGCCACACCGTTTTGTACTCGAGTTGCCTACGGAACTCTCCGAGGGCCGCATCAGACACGCTCTTGGCTAGCTTGGTTCTCGCCATGCCTTTGAGCGATAGGTCTTCGATACAGATACCCTCATAGCCCCTCACTAGGGAGGTGGTCATCTTATGGAGAAAGTCTTGACGTTTGTTCCTGACTTTCTGATGGATACGAGCTAGCTGCTGTCTGGCTCTATCACGGTTCTTGCTTCCCTTCTGCTTGCGAGAGAGCGCCCTTTGTGCGCGTTTCAGCTTCTTCTCGGCGGCGCGGTAGTGCTTGGGCGGCGCTTCCCGTTCACCACTGGAAAGGACAGCGAAGTCTTTGAGCCCGAGGTCTATGCCTACGACGTTCTCAGGCTTGGCGGGCGGTAGTGGCACGTCCGGCATTTCAAACTCGGCCGTCAGCGTCACATACCACTTGCCGGTGGCGTCGCGCTTGAAGGTGGCCGACTTGGTTTTGCAGTCAATGTCTTGAGACTGGCGGATGCGTACCCAGCCGATTTTAGGAACGTAGACCTTGCCATCTTCAACCTTGACCCGTTGCGGAATGCGGAAGCTCGGCATCTCTCGCTTGCGCGACTTGAACCGAGGAAAGCGCGAGCGTTTCTCAAAGAAGTTCTTGAAGCTGCGGTCAACGTCCTTGAGCGCCTGTTGAAGGAGCTGCGAGTCAACGCCCTTAAGCCACCCGGTTTCAGGTTGCTTTTTCAGGTCGGTTAGCTCGCTTGAAAGCTGCTTGGCACTGATGCCCTCCTTGTTCGCCTCATAGAAGTCACGACGCCTAGCCAGCGCCCAATTGAACACGAAGCGTTTCGCCCCAGCCATCTGGCACAGCAGTTCTTCCTGCGCCTTTGTGGGGCGCATCTGGAAGCGGTAGACCTTGCGAAGCAGCATCAGCGTTTCCTCTGCTCTGCAATATACCGCTCAATCGTCTGGGAGCTGACGTTACCAGCGGTCGAAACGAAATACGAGCGCGTCCACAGACTACGCAACCGCGCCAGATGTGGAAACTCCTGCCGCAACTTGAAGGAGGTGTAGCCCTTGAGATGACGAACGATGCAATCCACCGAGGTGCTGGGGTCAGCGCCGATGAAGAGATGGAGGTGGTCGGGCATCACCTCTAAGGCGATGACCTCCCACCCCATCCGTTCGCACTTGTCGTTAAGCAGTTCGCTGAGCCTGTCACTGACGCGCCCTACCAGCAGCTTCTTGCGGTACTTCGGTATCCACACGAGATGGTAGTTCAAGAGGAATACCGAGGTGGTCTTGTGCTGGTAGGCGCGGGGCATCAGAGAAAGTCCCCTACCCGGCTGTTGGCGAGTTCTACGCCCCGTTTCAGTGCCTCTCGCACCAGTTCGACAATACGAAGGTCGTTGTCGGAGAGGAACTTGTACTCCTGCACAAGCTGTTCAGTGCAGTTCTCGAGGAGGGCTTCAAGTGGGGTGCAATGGCAGCCCGGCAGGGTATTGGCCGCCTGTTTGATGGGGCTGCTCATTAGAGCAACCCCAGGATGTCGAGAGCTTCTTCATCGGATACCGGCTCGTTGTAGCCTTTGGCTTCGCGGCGAGCGTGGTGCTCGGCTTGCCAGGTGCGCCAGTCGCGGAGTGATGCTTGCTCGGCTTCGGTTGGGAGGTTCGTGCTATCGTTCATCTTGATTCCCCTTAACGGAATTTCTGAGCGGCGTGTGCTTGGCGGCTATGCCGCTCAGATGCTTTAAGTATACACAATATGGTGACGGCTGTCAACATGTTGTGGTGACGATGCTGCTATACTGTCTTCATGACTGACTCCATTAGACAAGCTGTTAAAAGGCGAATTGACGAGCTTGGGAAAAGCCAAGCCGAGGTGGCGCGAAGTCTAGGATTGCAGCGGCAGTATCTAGGCCGAATGCTAAACGAACACGTTGGAGAGGTTCCTGAAAGCTGGCAGCAACTTCTTGACGCTCTAAACCTCGAACTCTACGTCAGAGAAAAACCCTCGACTGCGAACAGCCAGAAGAGCTAGCTCTTGCAGAGCTAGTTGGGGGGCTGCTACATCCCACGGCTAAAGCACGTGGGTTTTGCAGCCCCCCATACCCCCAACTTCTATAAAAAGGGGCTTCAGGCTCCTGGCAGCCTGGCCGCTCCGTACCGGGCTCTAGGGAGTCCAGGCCCAACCCGGCAGATTCAAGTCATTGTAGCACATGGTACCACACACGCTCTCGCGCGCTGAGAGGCCGTATTTCGCATTGGGGTACCCCAGGGTACCCCAAAAGCCCTGCACACGGCTTCTCGCCCAATCTGGCGAGCACTAGACCCCTCCCTTGGGGAGATCGAGACCGAGGAAACGGGAGACTGGCCATGGCCAACGTTCGCGTAGTCAAATACGACTCCTTGCAGGCCGTCCTGGATGCCCTAGAGGCGGCGCGGCAGCAGGCGCTGGAGGCGGAGGGGCCGCCTGGGCCGGTTGGCCTTACATGGAGGGGGGAGTGGGATACCGAGACCACCTATGCCGAACGCGATGCGGTCAGTCACCAGGGTTCGGCCTATATCGCCATGGCTGCGACCGCCACGGGAGACGAGCCCGGTGTCAGCAACAAGTGGCACCTGATTGCCGCCAAGGGTGAAGCCGGAGGGTTCTCGCCAGGTGGCCAGCTCGAGCGACCCGTGCTCGATCGACCCAAGGAGCGCTTGGTAGAGCATGGCGAGTTGGGCGCGAGCCATACGTTTTATTACCAGCATCCAAGCGATGCGTCATCGTCCGGCCTACTCCATAGCGCGACGCTCGTTGAGGAGCTGACGGACCTCACCCTAGACGTGCCGATCCTTGATCCTGGCGAGGTTCTGGCGTTCATGCTCTTTTTGAGGCACGGCGTCTCCAACAGTGACGTGCGCTTATTTGACAGCGAGCAGACCGAGATCGCCGATCTCTACTGGAGTGGGGGCGAGAAACCCGCCCTGTCCACGGCGTCGGGAGTGCAGGACGTCGTGACCGTGTTTGTAGTCGGCACGCCCGAAGGGAATCTCTACAGCGCGGCGCTTACCATGAGGGGTGTCAGCGTCAGCACTGAGATTCCACCCGAGTTGCCAACGGGCTACGTGCACCTGTGGGCGTTCGACACGGGCTCCGGCACTACCCTGGTAGACAGCGCGGGCACGCTGGACATCCCCATCACTGGGGCCGCATGGGTGCCGTTCGGTCTGGATTTCGTGCGAGCCGAAGAAGACAGCGCTATTCTGGCGACCCCCAACCCTACGAGTGCCATCAACCAAGGCTCCGATTTTACCGTCAGCATCTTGCTCAAGCCGCGCCAAACGAACTATCACGGCATCGCGTTCTTGACGCGGCAAAACTCTGCCGCTACCCGCGCAGCCATCCAGTTTCGTTCTGGCTCCATCCTGAACGCTTGGGTCTATGACACCGGCGCGAACTCGACCCTCGATGTGGCTGCCGTCGATATCGCCCCGTTCAATAATACGCCCGTGCTGGTTACGATGCGCTGGGACGCGGGGGAGCAAAGCGTCACGCTCTGGCTGAACGACACGCTCCCTGACGAAGTCACACCCAACCATTTCACCACCGGCGCGAACGGCATCGCGTTTGGGGCCAGCACTAGCGGCCAGTACCACTATGACGGACTGATCGGCTACGGGGTTATTTGGCCGCGATTACTGAGCGACGCGGAGATCGTCAACGACCTCTATCCCTTCATGCAGCAAGTGGCGTCGGAGAGGGGCGAGACGCTGTGATAGCCATGCGGAGGACAGCGGACTCGCGTCTCGTTCCAGGCGCTGCGGGAGGGGACGGTGGGGCTCCAAGCCAGCCTGCCCCACCACCGAACACCGAGATGGAGGGCGATCCGAACTTCTCCCTCAGCTCGCTCGACGACACGAATGTAGATCAATTCGGCGTGACGCTCCGAGAGTGGTACAGCCGGATGAAGAACTCGATGGCACTCAAGACCCGCGACAGCGACTTCGACCGCGACAGCAACCGCCCGTGGGGTCGTGAGGGGAACTCGCATGTGACAGCGCTGCTCATTGCCATGCGCTACACAGGCGACCTGACCCTGCTCGACGAGGCGGTCAGGTTGGTCGAATTGGCCTGGAACAAAATGACGGTAGCCGGCGGGCATCGCTACTGGTCGGGTTACGACCAGGAGCTAGACGTACCACTGACCGCCGGGTTGGTGGCTTGCGTGGCGTGGGCGTGCCACCTGAACCGGAGCCTGATTTCGCCCGCAGGTCACAATTACGGTGCCATCAGCGACAAGTACCGTAATTGGCTGCTGAACGATTATAAGCCCCGCTGGGAGGGGATTACCGGGCGGCACGGGCTCCTGCCATGGATCAAAAAGGATCAGCAACACACGTACGTCAACAACATGCGTACCTTGTGGTACTTAGGGCGACTCGGTGGCGGCGGTGGACACTCGCAACTTGCCTACTTCGACGCCGTGGCTGCCATGCTCACGAGAAGACTCGCTGACGATGCCGTTTGCGCCGCAGGTCATAGCGGTCGCAATACGCGCGTGTATCGGCACAGTGTCGAGGGGACAGGCAGCACTGGCGGCGTACTGCAATACACCACCTACGTCCGCTATGAAATCAGCGCCTATATCGACCTGATGCTCGACGGGGCAGACAGTCGCCTAGATAGCGCCTTTTTCAGCGAGTGGGCAAACTCCCTCGCTGATTTCGTCTGCGACGGCGATCCAGAGAATACCGGACTTGACGGAGCCCGCTGTATCGGCGGCGACCTGCTATCGGACACTACCTCGTGTAGTAACTACAGCACCAATCCAACCGTCAACCGCTGCGGCATCACCTACCATCACTGTTACCGCTCGCGTATCTCCAGAAGCCGACTCGTCAATTCCACCTACATCCATTTGGCAGGCTGGGACAGCCGCAACCACGCCGAGCCCTACATTGTTAGCCGTTATCCACACGGCGGCTCCTCATCGGCGCCGACTTATCTTGACGTTCCAGCGGGCCGGGTTTTTAACCGCTTTTATCACGGCGCATAAGCACCTACAAGTCACCGCGCTCGCCGAACGCCCGCGGCGGGCGTAGGCCGTACGCACGATGCTAGGAGGAGGCCCCATGAAAGTCCTCAACCGCAGCAGCCCATTCGGTTTCTTGACGCAGCTCGACGCCGCGCTCGATGCCGACACGCTGCCTCGCCGGATTCCGCTGAATCCGTTCGGCACGTTCAAGGGCAACGGCAAGACCTACGTGTTCGATGACAAGAGTCTGGCCGCGGCCAAAGCGGCGCTGGCCGAGAGCGGCGTGCGCCTGGTCGTCGACTGGCACCATCAGACGCTCGACGTGGAGTCGGGCAAGCGCGAGACGGCGAAGGCCGCAGCGTGGATCAGCGACCTGGAGGTCGATAACGGCTACGTGTACGGCGTCGTCGAGGAGTGGACGGAGCTGGCGGCCGACATGGTGCGCAAAAAGGAGTACCGCTACACCTCGCCGGTCTTCTGGCACGACAAGGACGGCTGGGTCGGCTATTACCACAGCGCCGCGCTGACGAACCGCCCCGGCACGTACGGCCAGCGGCCGATCGGACTCGAGGCGTTCGATCGGCGCACGTCCCTGGAGCGTTCGTTTTCCGAAGTGCACCGCATGCTGGCGCAGGCGCTGGCGCAAGCGTTCGGCGGGCGCGAGGTGTGGCCGGTCGAGGTGTTCGACACGCACCTGATCTTCGAGCGAGAGGGAGGGGAGCTTTTCAGGGCGGATTACCGCATCGAGGGCGATGAGGTGATCCTAGGCAACGAGTTCACGCCAGTTCAACGGGCCTTCGTGCCCAAACCCGCCAAGGAGGCAAGCATGAATCCGATTCTCAAGGCCATGCTGGAGGCGCTCGGACTGCCCGAAGACGCCGACCAACAGACCGCCCTCGAGGCGCTTAAGACGCTTCAGGGCCAAGCGGCGCTGGCCGCGCAGGCCAAGGAGCACCTGGGGCTCGCGTCGCTGGAGGACACGCCGGAAAACCGCGGGCGCCTGATGGCGCTGTCGCAGCTCGCCGATCAGTCGGCCCAGATTGCCGCGCTGACGGCCGAGATCCAGGAGCTGAGAGAGGGCACGACGCACGATCGGGCCGAACGGCTCGTCAGGGCGGCGCTCGAGGCCGGCAAGATCACCGCGGCGCAGCAGGCGTTCTGGCTGGATCGCGCCACCGAGGACTACGACGCGGCCAAGGCGTACCTGGAGAGCGCCCCGGCGGTCGTTCCCGTCGACGTCGACCTCTCGCGCAAACCCAAGGATGGCCAGGCCGCCCTCGAAGCCGACCAGGAGAAAATCAACCATTTGCTCGGGCTCGACAAGGACACGTTCCTCAAGCACAACAAGGAGGTTAACTGATGCCCCCCCTCGACGGTCCCCGCAACACCCGCCATTGGTACAGCCGTGACAACCCGGTCTATCCGGTGGCGGCTGGAGCAGTCATTCATCCGGGCGCCCTGGTGGTTCTGCGCGGCGGCTACCTCGAGCCCGGCTCCGAGGCCGCCGGCCTGATCGCGGCCGGCCGTGCCCAACAGGCCGCCGATAACAGCGCCGGCGCCGACGGCGACCTGCAGGTCGAAGTCCGCCGTGGCGTCGCCCTCTGGGAGAACAGCGCGGGTGCCGACGAGATCACCCAGGCCGACGTCGGCAGCGACTGCTACATCGTCGACGACCAGACCGTCGCCAAGACCGACGGCACGGGGACCCGCTCCGTGGCTGGCCGGATCATGGCGGTCGACACCGAAGGCGTCTGGGTCGAAACCTTCTAAGGGAGCATGACATGATCGTCAATCGCACTGCCATCGTTCAGTTGGGCCGCTCGTTCAGGGCCATCAGCCAAGAAGCCCTGCAACTCGCCACCCCCCGCTGGAACCGCGTCGCCATGCGCGTGCCCTCGAATACCAGCCAGAACGACTACGGCTGGCTGGCCGACATCCCCGGCATGCGCGAGTGGATCGGGTCGCGTGTGGTGCATGCCCTCGAAACCGAGGCGTACAGCATCAAGAACCGCGACTTCGAGCTGACCGTCGCGGTCGGGCGCAACGACATCGAGGACGACAATATCGGCATCTACACGCCGCGCTTCCAGATGATGGGGCAGGCGGTCGCCTACCACCCCGACGAGCTCGTCTTCGAGCTGCTCAAGCGCGGTTTCGAGCTCAAGGGCTTCGACGGCAAGCCGTTCTTCGCCGACAACCACAAGGTCGGCAAGAAGAACTTCTCCAACATGACCGACAAGAAGCTGTCCCGCGAGGCGTTCAACGCCGCCCTGGCCACCATGCAGAGCCTCACCAACGAGCACGGCCGCCCGCTGCGGGTCTTCCAGGTGGACGGCGAGTCCACCAAGCCGCTGCTGGTGGTCGGGCCCAGCAACCGCGCGACGGCCAAGTCGATCGTCGGCCTGCAGACGCTGCCCGAGGGTGGCGACAACCCCAACTACCAGGACGCCGACATCCTGGTGCTCCCCGAGCTCTCGGGCGACTACGCGGACTTCTGGATGCTGCTCGACGTCTCCAAGCCGGTGCGGCCGCTGATCCTCCAGCGCCGCAAGGAGCCCGAGTTCGTCGCCAAGGACGAAGTCACCGACGACAACGTCTTCGCCAAGAAGGAGTTCGTCTACGGCTTCGACGACCGCAAGAACGCCGGCTACGGCTTCTGGCAGTTGGCGTACGGCAGCACCGGCGAGCAAGCCTGACCTAAAGGAGGTGGCGCATGTACGCCACCGTGGCTGACATCCTCGACGCCCTCGACCCCGACGTGCTCTTGCGCCTGGTCGACGACGAGCGCGAGGGCTTCACCGCCAGCGGCGAACTGCGAGCCAAGCAAAAGAGCCGCGTCGAGAAGGCCATTCGCGACGCGACGGCCGAAGCCGACTCCTACGTGGGGCAGCGCTATAAGCTGCCCCTCGCCGCCGTGCCTCATGCGCTGGGCAAGAAGGTCGTCGATATCGCCGTCTACAACCTCTTCAGCCGCCGCGGCCTTCAAGGCGGCACGCCCGACGAGATCGTCATGGAGCGCTACGGCAATGCCGTCAGATGGCTCAAGGACGTGGCGGTCGGCCGTGCTTCGCTCCCGCTCCCCGACGGCGACGGCGGGAGCGAGGGGACGGCTCGCCCCGCCGGAAGCGCCAAGATCGGCGCCAACCGCCGGGTGTTCTCGCGCCGCAAGCTGGGCGAGTTCTGAGCGAGGAGGGCGACATGAGCGTATCGATCCGCGGCGACCTGAAAAAGCTGCTCAAGACGCTCGACAACGCCTCGCGGGTGAACCTCTCCCGCCTTGCCAAGCCCGTCGGCGCGGCCATGGTGGCCAGCACCAAGCAGCGCTTCCGCGACAGTCGAGATCCCGAAGGCAAGCCTTGGCAGCCGCTCTCCGACGTAACGCGGGCGCTCGGGTACGGCAAGCGCGACTACACGCCCCTCGGGCGCCTCAAGCAAAGCGCCGCCAGGCGTGAAGCGCTCCGAAAGATCCTGGTGCAGCGGGCAACCCTGCGCAACAGCATCACCTACCGCGCCGACGGCTCCAGGGTCGCGATCGGCACCAACCTCAAGTACGCCCGCATCCACCAGCTCGGCGGGCGGGCGGGCCGCGGCAAGAAGGTGCGCATCCCGGCCCGCCCCTACCTCGGCATCTCGAAAGAAGATCGCAAGGAGATCGAGCGCATGACGAGACGCTTCCTCGAGGAGGCGCTATGAACATCATGCTGGTCGCCAAGCACCTCCAAGATGCAGCCGAGGCGGCAGGCGTGCCGCGCCGCAACATCGAGATCGGCGCCGACGCCCTCGAACGCTTTCCCCACTCGCCAGGCGTCGTGATCTACCCGCTCGAAGGGACCATCAACGCCAGGGGACGGCGCATCGCCCCCACCCCCGGCGACCCCCAGGGCGTGCGCAGGCTCCTCTGGGGAGGCCGAATCGACTACGCCGTGGAGGTGCGCGGCAGGAGCGGCCCGGAGGTCGAAACCCTGATCGACGGCATCCTGCACTACCTCAAGGAGCAGCACCTCCACGACGACAACGAGAACCACATCGACGTGCCCGCCGGCGACGTCCGTCTGGAGTGGCGCGATCCCGACGGCATGCTGATGCGAGACCACCGCATGCGCCTCGTCATCCCGGCCGACGCAGAGCTCTACAGCGACGCCGAGCGCCTGCGCATCGACGTCGACGTCGAGGGCGAAGTGGCCACGGAACTGACGTTCGACTTACCTCCCGAACCGATTGAGGGTGAATGATGAGCAAGGAGAAAGAGAAGGAACCCTCGGGCGCGGCCTCGTCGCCGCGAAGCCCGACCATCGAGGAGCACGCTCGCGAGCTGGGCACGCCCGCGTGGGTGCTGGCGGGCGTCAAAGTCCGCCAGGCCTGGCCCGACGAGAAGCGAGTTCCCAAAACGCAATTCGAGAAGGCCGTGAGGGACTTCCTGAACGGCCCTACAGGGAAGGTGACGCATGGATAGACTGCCTGGGGTGTACCCCGAGCTGCAGGATGGCGGCCTGGGAGCGGTCGCGCCGTCCGGCGAAGGCCTGCGAGCGATCGTGGGTGTCTCAAGCGCCGGAGAAGTCAACACGCCCCTCGCCCTCTCCGATCCCGGCCGCGTCAGCGCGCTGCTAGGGACCGGGCCGCTCGCCTCGGCCGTGGCCGACCAGCTTGCCTTGGGCGGCGGCGTCGTGTACGCCTGCCGGGCAGAGAGCAGCATCGCCGGCTCGGTGACGCCGGACGCGACCAACCCCCCTGAGCCCGCGGTCACGGTGACGGGCGAGCCGCTCGACAGCTACGCGCTGGTGGTACGGATCGTGACGGCCGGCGAGGTCGGCACGGCCGCGTTCACCTACAGCCTCGACGGCGGCGACACCGTGAGCCGCCCCATCGCCACCGCCAGCAGTTACGACCTGCCAGGCACCGGCCTCACCCTAGCGTTCGCGCCGGGCAGCTACACGGTCGGGCAAATCTACCGCTTCGATGCCGCGGCGCCGCAGGCGAGCGTAGCGGACGTACAGGAGGCCGTTCAGGCGCTGCTGGAGGCAAACCTCCTTTACGAGTACATCCACCTGGCCCAGCCCAGCGACAACGCCATGTGGGCAGCGCTCGAGTCGCTCGCGCTCCAGGCGGAGAACGACTTCCGCTACATCCACTTCCTCGCCGAAGCAGAGCCGCCAGGCGACGATCCGGATGCTTGGGTCAACACGCTCCTCGCGCAGATCGACGGCTTCGAGGGGCGGAAGGTGCAAGTCGTAAGCACCTACGTCGAGGCGATCGACACGCTCACCGGACGCAGCATGATTCGCAACGCCGCCAGTCGCATCGGCGCACGCATGAGCCGAGGGCGCGTCAACGAAAACCCCGGCTGGGTCCAGCGCGGCCCCCTGCCGGGCGTCATCACCGCCGCCCCCTTCGCCAGGACGGACTTCGGCAAGAAGCCCCTCTACAACAACGGCCACGCCCTCGCCCTCGACCAAGCGGGCTTCACGGCGCTGCACACCATCCCCGGACGCAGCGGCTACTTCGTCGTGGACGGCACCATGGCCGCCTCGCCCACCAGCGACTACCGCACGGTGATGAACGTCCGCGTCATGCACAAGGCGGTCACGCAGGTGCGCATGGCGCTCCTCGACTTCGTGCAGCAAGGCGTCGATCCTGTCGACCTCGAGGCCAGCCTCGCCGATCTGGTGGCACGCGGGAACGCGCCCTTGCGGCTCATGCGAGGCCGCGGCGAGATCGCCCGTGGCCGCGTGGTGATTCCGCCTGGTCAGGACATCCTCGCCAGCAAGCGGCTCACCGTGAGGGTGCGGATCGTTCCCTTCGGGTTCCTGAGAGAGATCGGCCTCGACATCGGCTTCGAGAACCCCTTCCTCGCCGCAGCGGCCTAACGAGGTGAAGTGATGATCAACGGCAAGAGTTACGACTGGGAAGCAGTCACGATCAAGCTGCCCCACGGCACGCTGTACGACGTGGAAAGCATCGAGTACGAAGACAGCAGCCCCGTGAGGCGCGTCTACGGCAAAGGCCGCCGCCCGCGCGGCTACTCGCAGGGAAACGAGGAAGCGAGCGGCAAGCTGGTCATGCGCCGCGAAGAGTTCAACCGGCTCGTCGCCGACGCGGGCGAGGCGGGGCACAAAGGCATCGCGCCCTTCGAGATCACCGCCTCCTACGCGAACCAAGACCAACCGACCACCACCGACACCTTGCGCTCGTGCAAGTTCGTGACCACCAAGACCGGCGCCTCCCAGGACGACGAGAGCATCGAGGTCGAACTCGATTTCGTGATCCTCGACGGCATCAACTGGGGAGGCTTCGACAGCTTCCAGGAGGGTGAATGATGAGCGAAGACAAGGCTAAGCCGCTGCCGGCGACCAGCGCCAAGGTCGGCTACACCATCAGCTTCGACGAGGGCACCTTCCGCTTCGTCAAGCCCAAGCTGGCCGATCTCGACCGCTACCTGGCCAAGGTGAGCCGCAGCGCCGCCACGGCGGGGAGGCAGTTCACCACGCAACTTTGCGTGCCGGAAGATCGCGAGCGCTGGATCGCCCTTCTCGACGTCGCGCCTGGCCGCGCGACGCCCGTCGTCGACACGATCATGGAGGACATGGGGTTTATGGGGGAGGCGGTAGTGCTCCCCAACTGACCGGGGAGCTGAGCACCTTGGGCGCCTACCGGGCGCTCGTCATGCACTACCTTCACATCACGCCGAGCGACGACGTGAGCGAGTTCTTGGAGCAAGCCAACATGGCGCTCTGGATCGAAAAGCGCCTCAATCCGAAACCCACCAAAAAGGGCCGGGATTGACCCGGCCCTGAAATCCGCGTCAAGGCAAAGCTGGGACGGATTCATGCACACAGTACATGAACCAACCGCTTCCAGCGTCGCCAGGACTATCAGCCCGACTTAGCGAGATTGACATATGAAAATCGGGAGGGGCCTCCGACCGGAAATCGAAGCGTACCATCTTCTCGAAAGGGCCGTGTCGCCAAACCCAACGTCCGGACTCCCAACGCTCGAAGATCTCGCTCCAGCGCTCATGCTGCCACGCAGCCAAGCCTTCGCGCACTTCGTCGGTTGCGTTGAGGCAAAGGGACAAAATAGAGCCCTGTGCCAGCCCTAGCGCAAACATCACCTCCTCATGCTCTGGGCGCACATCGCTACTAACCTCTACACGCTCGATGAATCGCTTCCCAGGCTGGTTATAGATAGACCATTCCACGCCCACGAGCCGTCCTTCGCTCGTGACCATTTCTGAGCTATACACACGCATATTTTCCGCCTGGCCGACAAGCTCGTAGCTATATAAGCCATACCCTTCGCGTTCGTATACCAACCGTAACAGCGACAGCAGCTCGACTTCACGAAACTCCTGACCCGTAGCAAACGACGCCAACAGGGCGAATAAAGCCATCATCAAGACGCGCATTTTCTCCCTCCACTCCAAGTATAGCGAAGGCGGTGCGTCATGAACAGGAAATTCGACCTCCAGGTCTTGATCGACCTGGTCGACCGCCTGAGCGGCCCCATGAAGATGCCGCTGCAGCGCATGCAGCAGCTAGAGATTCAGGCGCAGCGCACGAGCCTGGGCCTGGATCGCATGCTGACGGGCGCTAAGTTCATGGCCGCCGGCGCCGCGTTGGCACTGCCCCTTGCCAAGATGGTGAAAGACGCCTCCGATGGTGAGGAGTCCCTCTCCAAACTCAGGCGCGTGTTTGGAGATCACGCCGCCGAGGTCGAGCGCTGGGCGTCACGCAGCGTACGGGCGTTCGGCCTTAACAACCAAGCGACACTCGAGTATGCCGGCACGCTCGGCAACCTCTTCACCGCCATGCGCATCGACCGTGGTCGAGCGGCCGAAATGAGCACCGAGCTGATTCAGCTTGCGGGCGACATGGCATCGTTCCACAACAGTACGATCCCCGAGGCGCTGGACGCGCTGCGGTCCGGCCTCACAGGCGCCACCATGCCGCTGCGCCGCTACGGGATCAACCTCAGCGAGGCGCAGATCCAGCAACAGGCGCTGAGTTTGGGCCTGGCACGCACGGCAAAGGAGATGACGCCGGCCATCCGGGCGCAAGCGACCTTTGCCCTGATCATGGAGCAATCGCAGAACGTCCTCGGCGACTACGCGAAGACGCAAGACGGCCTAGCGAACTCCGCACGAGCACTCCGCGAAGCCCTCTCGGACACGGCCGGCATTCTGGGCGAGCACCTGCTTCCCTTCGCTGCCGCAGGCATGAGGGTCATGCGGGAGCTGGTGCTACGCTTCAACGAGTTCGCTCAGGCAAATCCCTTGCTGGCACGCATGCTCATGCTCTCCACAGGGGCGTTGGCGGTACTGCTCACCTTGGTCGGTGGCGGGATCGTCACGCTCGGCGTGATGACAATCCTCTTGGCGCAGGCTCGCAAAGGACTCATCCTCATGGGCTTCGCCAGCACGGAGGCCGCCGCCAGGCAGAACGTCTTGCAACTGGCCTTGACGGGCACGGCCGCTCGCCTGCGGGCCCTGTACCAGCGCCTGGTACTTGCTGGGGCCGCGTCCGTCGCGTCGGCCGCTCAGTTCGATTTGATGGAAGCCCGCCTGGGGCGTTTGCGCTTAGCCTTGCGGGCAGCCACGCTGGCCACCTGGCGCTTTACGGTGGCCCTGCTCGCCAATCCGATCTTCTTGAAGGCGACGCTTATCACCGCGGCGGTGGCGGGCATTCTTGCGATCGGCGTAGCGTTCGTCCGTGCCTATCGCAGCTCCGACGAGTTCCGCCGACGGATCTTGGCCTCGATACGCCCGCTCACCACAGCATGGGATCGCCTGAGGGCGCAGATCGCGTCTCTGGGTAGGCTGTTCACGCCCCTTGGCGACGCGATCGGACGTTGGACGTCAGGCTTGGCTAACGCCCGGAGGATATTTAGCGACTTCCTCGCCAGCCTCGCCTTCGGTTTGGGCTTCATCGTGGGCCTGACGGTAGGCAGCTTCGCCTTGGTGCTGGCCATCGTGCTCGACTCCTTCAGGAGGATGCTGCTAGGGGCCGAAGGCGGCATCAACATCCTGGTTGGGCTCTTCACTGGAGATCTCGACCGGGTACGACTTGGCACCCAGCAGACCTTCGATAGCCTGCACCCTCTGGTGAGGAGCGCCCTACGTCGCATGGGGATATCGTCAGAGCAGGCCTGGCAGTGGATTCACCGCGAAACCTCTCGCGCTTGGCTTGGAATTCAGGGGTCCATCACTAGATTCCTGTCCTGGGCCTCCGGCGTGCCAGGGAGCGTCAAAGGCTGGTTTACCGGCCTGTGGGACGACCTGCAAGACCACACCAGCGTCGTCATGCAGTGGCTGGAAGGGCGCATCAACACGGCACGGATGACGCTGAATGGGTATTGGGAACTGATCAAGGAGGCCCCCGGTAACGTCTGGGACATCTTGCGTCGCAACACCGAGGAGATGCTCGAGTGGTTCTCTACGCTGCCTCAACGCTTCCTCGACGAGGCCACGCGCATCGGCTCGTCAATCGTCGAGGGGATCGCCGAAGGTATCGAATCCGCACGTCGCGCGCTCGGTAGTGCGGGAGATTGGATCTACTCCAATACCGTGGGGCGGTTCCGTCAGGACATCGATGCTCGCAGCCCCTCTCGGGTGTTTGCTCGCCTCGGGGCCGCAATCCCCCAAGGTATAGGCCTTGGGATCGCCAAAGACGGCGCAGCGGCAGCACAAGCGATGAGGCGGGTGACGGCGGCGATCATGGCTGCGGCGAGCCTTTCTGCTCCCGCCACGAGTGTGTCTGCTCCCGCCGGTGTTCGTCCACCTATCGAGGTTTCGGCGCCGCGCCTGGTCGCCCCGCCCCCCCTTGAAAGTGACAAGGCGGCACGAGACGATGTCCCTTCGCCTCAGCGCGGGGATGCGGCAACCCGCGGCAACACTTTCAACTTCCCCAACGCCACCTTCGTACTACCCGAGTTCAAGACGAAAGACGAGTTCCTGGAGGTGATAGCGATGCTTATGGAGGAGTTCGGCGAATGAGTCAATACCTGAACATCCCCGATGCCGAAGTCATCCGCCTAAGGCGCGTCGACGACTCCCTACTCGAGCTCCCCGGCATCGTTCAGGATCTCGAGGTTCGCGGCGAGCTCGAGGTGGAAGAGAAGAAGCTCGAGGCGTCATCGCTTGGCTTCAAGCTCATCCACGGTTTCAACGACGCCGACGTGAGACTGGTGGCCGTCCTGCTGCCCGGCGACGATGACGTCGAAGCCCAGATCGGCCAGATACAAGAGGCCTTCCAAAACCTGGACGACCGTGGGGTCGTGCAGCCGCTGCGCGTGATCAATCGCCATCTCGACTCGCGCCGGATCACCTACCTCCTGTTCAAGCGACTGCGTACGCGAGAAACCTCCGAAGACGACAGCATTTTGGTCGAGATGGACTTCGTGGATTACGCCGCCGCGGCGGCGAGAGAGGAGCGCAAGTTGGCCGCAATGGCCGCACTAGATCCAGCCGGAGCCGAGGGTGGCAACGGGGGCAACGCGGGCGATGCCGATGGAGAAGGCGCACCCGGTTACATGGGACGGTACGGACTTCAGTTCTGGGAGGGCTACGAGGCTGGGGCTGCCATACCGGCAGCCGCCATGGAGTGGCTTGGGCTGGAGTACGACGCCGAATGACGCCCCTGGCTCATCCCGTTGCCGAGGTGAATGGCGAGGCAGTCGCGTACCTGAGCGTTACCGCCCAGCTGTCGACCCCATGGCGCACTCTGGTGTCGGAAGGCAAGGCGGCAGTCGGTGAGATTCGGGCGGAGGCGGGTTATCTCACTACCGGCCAGGCCGAGGTGTTCGCTGGCGTGGTCGATGACGCGCGACAGCGAGCTTTGGGAGACGGACGCCTCGTCGCCCGCAGTCTTCACCCCCTGCGACAGGAGGTCGGCCCGCAAGGCTTTCAGGACGCCGCCTTGGACACGATTCTCCATTGGATTGCCGACCGCATCGGCATCACGTTGGCCCTTGGGCTCGGAGGCCCCGTGCGGCGTCACTACCTTCTTCCCAAAACGTCCGCGTGGCAGGCGATGCAAGGCGTCTTGCAGGCGTGGCGCAGTGCTTACGTAGCCATCGAGCTTGACGATGGCCGCCTCTATATCGGACCGGAGGAACTTAGCCCTCACGCTGCCCTGCCACCCCAGGAGAAGCTCGCGCTGCGCGAGAACGTTTTCGAGTTGCGATTGCGCCGCCACGGCCTCGCCCGCATCGTCACACCGGCCTATCCCTGGCTTCGGGTCGGCCACCGCGTCGAGGTCGAGCACCCGCTCTTGCACGGAACGGCGCGAATCGTCGAATACGCCCACACCTACGCGATTAAGGACACCACCTCAACATTGGAGGTTGCGCTGGTATGAACCGCACCGATCTCTTAAGCCGATTCCGGCGCATGATCCTCCACCTCTTCCCCGAACTGGCGGGCACGCATCTGCCGCTCAAGGCCCGCGTGCTCAGGATAAACTCCTCGACCGGCCGTGTCGGGTTGGCGGACGGGCCTCGGCGCTATAGCGTCGACGTAAAGCCCTTGCACCCAGATGGCGGCGAGGACGAAGGGCGTCCGGTCATCAAGGACGTGCCGATCGACGTGCCGACCAGTGGGCCGCTCCGAGGCGTTTTCGCTCTCCCGTCCGTGGGAAGCATCGTCAGGATCGGCTTCTACGGGGGCTCGGCCGCGCATCCGTACGTCGATGGAGTGATACCGGACGGGTGGGAAGTGCCGGCTGTCGAAGAGGGCGAAATCCTCGTCCAACACCGTAACGGAACCAGGTGGCGTTTCGACGGCGACGGCAATCTGGTCATCCAACTCGCTGAATTGGAAGGTAAGGGTGGCAATGTCGGCCTCGCCCTGAGCAGCACACAGGGCAACCGGGCCGAGATCAGCGTGAGCGCGAGTGACACCGGTGCGGGCGCCAACCTCACCATTGCGCTCGATGCCCCAAGCGGCGGCGCCCTATCGGTCGTTTGCAAAGGCAACGCCCAGATTCAGACCGAGAAGGACGCAAACATCTATGCCGGCGGCACGGTCAATCTCGGCGGGGCTAATGGGAAGGCGATCGTCAGGGATGGAGACTCGGTCGTGAATGGCGTCGTCGTCGCCACGACCCAGAAGGGATTTTGCACATGATTCGCGACGCGCATTGGCGCGATGGCGACTTCACGGTCGGCCCTGGGGGCGATTTGGCGCTCGCCACAAACCTGGATGTGGTCAGGCAGGATCTCGTGGCGCGGCTTACCAGCCCACGAGGGTCGCACTGGGCGTTCCCGACGGAGGGCATCGATGTCCGCAAGTTCGTGAACGCCACCGCCGACACCATCACGCTCCTGGAGCTGCGGCAGGACGTCGAGCTTGAAGTCGAACGAGACGCCCGCGTCGAGAAGGCCAAGGCCGCCGTCGCAACCAGGGATTTGAGATCCGGCCACATACACGTCAAGGCGCGCATATCGCGCGGCGCGGCCACGGCCATGCAGGCTCGAGCGAGGGAGCCTTCCGCGCTCGACTTCACGATCCCGCTTGTCTTGCCGCAGTTCGGTGTCCTCTTTTTGGTGGGGGAAGGCCCCAGCTACTTCGAGATCTTCACCAATTCACCCGCGTTCCTCATCGATGGTGGCGACTACGTGGAAATCGTCAATCTCGACCCTGCTTCCTTCAGCGAGTCGGTTGAAGCCCTTGACGTGGCCGGCGACCTCTACGAGGTCTCGGTCGTCATCCTGGAGGTGTCCTGATGCCCTCTCCAAAGGTGGAGGTTCCGAGCCTGGAGCAGGTCTATGACGAAATTCGCGCGCAGCTGCCCGCCGGATTCCCCATCAACAACACCGACCCCTACGGCGTTTATGAGACGTACCTACGCCTTGCCGCCCAAGGAATCGTCGATGTCCGGCGCTTCTTGGCGGAGTTGCTGCCGCAATTCTTCGTTCTGACGGCCAGCGGCGGCTGGCTCGACCTGCACGCTGCGGATGTGAAGACCAATCGCATCCCGGCCCGCTTCGCTGAAGGGCTCGTCGACTGCCATTGTGACGTGGCCGGGATCGTCCCAGCCGGAACGATCGTGCAAACGGAAGCGGATCCGCTGGGCCAGCGCCTGCGCTACCTGGTGACGGCGAGCACCCCTATAGAGCCACCCATGACTCGCGTGCCGGTCAGGGCCGAGTCCCCAGGCGCAGCCTGGAATGTCAGCGGCGGGCAGATTACGACGCTCGTCACCGTTCTGGATTTCGTCGAGAGCGTGACGAATGCCGGCGACTGGCTCACGCAGTCGGGCGTCGACCTCGAAAGCGACGACCTGCTACGTGAGAGGCTCTTGCTCATGTGGCCGGCGCTGGGAACGGGGTCGACGTGGCACGCCTACAAGAAGTGGGCAAGGGAGGTTCAGGGGGTCGTCAAGGTGGCCGTGCTCGATCAACACCCGCGAGGGCAGGGAACCGTCGATGTCGTGATCGCCCCCGGATTGGGCATGCCGGAACCTGCACTGATCGACGAGGTTCAGGCCTACATCGATGAGCGCCGCCCGATCACCGCGGATGTGCTGGTGCGGGCCCCGGACGCCTTGGCAACCGACGTCACCCTCACCATCCACCTGCGCGACACCGCCGATGGGACCGACTTGGCTGCGTGGGAAGCGCGGGTGCGGTCGATGATGGATCGGCTGGACGTGGGAGAAATCTTTTATCCCAGCCTGCTCGGCGCCGAGCTTCACCAGTACGCCTCCGTCGAAGGCGTCGAAATCAGCGTGCCAACCGATCCGGTCGTGCCTGAGGAGGCTGAGCTGATCGCGGCCGGCACCATCGCGGTGACGGTGGTCGTGCCATGATTCCGGCCCAAAAGCAGGCGCTCGCCCACGCAATCCGCGACCACCTCATCACCCTCCTCCCGACCGGCCGCCAGCCGCGCCATGGCGGGCTGGCCTGGCACACCGTCAACGCGCTCGCAGCAGCCTTGGCGTCAGCCGACGAGCAGGCCCTGCACATGGCCATCGAGCGTCTTGCCAGCACGGCGCGGCAACGAGGCATCCTGGACCTCCTCGGAGCAGCCAGAAGTATCCGTCGCCATCCGGGCGAGCCCACCGGGGCCTTCCGCGCCCGTATCGTGGGCGCGTATGAGCTTTGGAGCAAGGCGGGCACGTTAGGGGGAGTCAAGCGAGCCTTGGAGGTTGCGGGTTATAAGGTCTCCATCCTCGAGCACTACACCGAGAACCCTGACATCTGGGCAGAGTTCAGCATCACACTCGAACCCGCCCAAACCGAATTCACAACGGACACTTGGAACGACGGCCAGGGGGCCTGGGATGATGGAAGTGCATGGGGCTGGACGCTCGGGCAGCTAGAGCCTCAGCGAATTCTGCACGTCGTCAACGAGATGAAGGCGGCCCATAGCAAACCTCGCAATATCTATTACGAGCTTGGCGACCCAGTCGACTACTGGGACGACGCCAACGGAGTTTGGGACGACGGGAGCCGCTGGTACGGCTTCGACACGGTTGTGATCTTAGGAGCGCTCTAATGGCCAAGAACATCACCCCGCAAACGATTCAGCAGCTCATTGAGCAAATCACGGTCCCCGAGCCTGGCGATCCACGCAATGCGTCGGATGTCGAGAACCCTGCTCAGGCCCTACTCAACAACGCGAAGTATCTCCTGGAGCAGCTTGCAGCGCACATCGAAGCGCAGGCGGTGCATGGGGCCACTAGTGCCGCCACCGCAAACGCCATCGTGCGGCGGGATGGCTCGGGGCGTGCCAAGGTCGCTGCGCCCAGTGCCCCCGACGACATCGCCCGCAAGGCCGAGCTCGACACGCACCAGCATGAGGGGGTTGTGTTCAGCAATGAACTGAGCTACTCGGTTGCCCCGGATGCCACCCAAGTGCTGCCGAAGGGGATATGGGTTTTCTTGGGCGTCGTTTCCACATTTGATTACGAGTGGTGGGTGGAGATGCAACGTCCGAACGGAGCGTGGATACCCGTGACTTACTGGGTGGGTGATGCAGGCACCGTGACAATTGTATCTGATGGAGTGCGTACGCGCATCCGAAACAAAAAAACCTCTAGCAAAACCGCCGTGTTCTTCAAGTACCAGGTTCATTAATGGTGTAGCGCGATGGAGCGAAGCGCCTGGACCGTGTATGTACCCTTCATCCCAGTGCCCGTTTTCAACGGCCCGCACTTTCTCGGCTGGGCCAAAGGGCTCGCACTGGGACCGTTGGTGGTCATCCATCGCGATCACGCAGACGACCGCTGCCTCTTGGCTCACGAGCTTACCCACGTCAAGCAGTGGCGGCGCGATGGCTGGCGCTTTTTCGTGCGGTACACCTGGCAGTTCGCCACCAAGGGCTACCTGAACATCGACTACGAGATCGAGGCGATGGAGGTTGAGCGGCGTTGCCGAGAGCGGGGACAACGACTAACGTCAAAAGGCTAAACCGCCAGGGCGTGAGAGCACAGGTCGCGCGTCAAATTATTTGTCACTAAAAGGGCGATTTTGTGACATTTAATTTGACGCGAGAGTGACATTTAATTTGACGCGCGACAGACTCCCTGGGGACCGACTCCTCTTTCAGCATAGCCAAGAACTCCAGGGGAGCGAGGCCCCCAGGTCCCGGTGGGGCCGCCTTCGGTTGTAGTGGTCCAGGTAGGCCAGGATGCGGCCCACGGTGCGCTCGCTGAGCAGAAGGCCTT